GCCAGGTGGGCCTCGTGCTTGACGTGCGCCTCGTGCTTCGACGTCCCGGCGTGCTTCTTCGACGAGGAGTGCTTGGAGGAATGGCCGGCCTTCTTCGCGGTCACGCCGGCGCACCTCCCTGCGGCAACTTGTAGAGAACCTCTAAGGACGAACAGGAGAAACTGCTGCTGACAGTCTGCCAGACGCAGTCATTTTTGTAGATATCCATCATCGCCGTAACACGCCCGGCCTTGTGGGCGCCTGCCAGTCGCGCGGGTACGACCAGCCGTCGTACGGGCAGTACCGCTCCACGCCCGACCCGGCGTCCGTCGCCGGGCCGTTGACCAGCGGCTGGCCGTCATTCGGGCACGCCATCGGCGGCGCCGAACGGTACGCCTCGAACTCCGCCTTGGAGTGCCTCAGGACGCTGACCAGCCCCCACCAGGAGCCCATCTCAGCCGCCAGGCGGAGGCGGGGTGCGGCGCGGCGGCGTCCGGGGCGGCGCGGGGGGCGCCGCAGGCTCCGCGGCGCCCGTCTCGGCCACGGCGGGCAGCGCGGCGCCGCCGCCGTCGTTGCCGACCTCCGGCGACCGCGTGCCGTCGGCCGGGTGCTCGGTCCCGTGCATCTCCTCGCCTGCGCCGTTCAGCGCGCCGTCCGGCTCGCGGCCCTCCGGGAACGAGGCGCCCGCGCTCGTGATCTTCGGCATATCACCCTCCCGTTCCGTTGAGCCGCAGTGCGGGCACGCCGCCAGGTCCGGCGCGTACCTCGTGCCGCACGACGCGCAGTCCGCCAGCACCGCCGCCGCCTAGGTGTGCACGTCGAGCACGACAACAGGCGAAACCGACTGGTTCGCCTCCGTCGTGCTCGCCGACTGGATCCAGTAGCGCCCATCGACGCGGCTCTTGACGCGGATATCCGTCGCGTCGTAGATGTACGACGGGCCGGACCTGCTCGGCTCGACCACCATTTCGAGCCGGTCCCCTATGAGGTAGTGCCTCAAATCGGCGAGCACCAGGTCCCCGGTGGCGCCGATCGCGGGCTGGTGGTCGGTCACGATCGCCGGCAGGCCCAGCATCGACGGGGCGACGTCGCCGCCGTCGCCCATCGTGAACCAGCCGCTCGGGCTGATCGGCGTCGGCCCGGCGCCCGCGTTGTAGTACAGCTCCAGCAGGTAGTCCATCACCGACGCCGACATCAGCCACGCCGTGGTCGTCACGCCGCTGGTCAGCCCCGCCTGCTTCGAGGCGGGGTGCAGCCCCTTGAACATCGCCACCACGTCGGCGAACAGCACCTGGCCACTGGTGTTCCGGTCGATGCCGACCGCGCACGGGGCGTTGAGGATCCCCTGCGGGCAGCCGACGCCCGTGCCGTTGCTCCCGATGAAGTAGTCGTCCTCCACCCAGGCCAGGCCCATCGCGATCACCCGCGCGAGGAAGTCGCCGAACGCCCCCGCCGCGTCGTCGACCAGCTCGTTCGGGGTGTTCTGCATCAGCGCCGCCAGCTTGCGGGCCTCCAGCACCGTCCGGCCGAACGCCGGGGTGGCCGCCGCGATCGCCGCGCCCTCCTCGGCGAAGCCGAACGTCAGGCCGCCCAGCGCCTGCGCGCTGCCCGCCTGCGACGGGTTGTCCAGCGTCGGGATCGGCAGCCGCATCGAGCCCATCGGCAGCACCATCGCCCGCGGGCGCATGATCGCCGCGGTCATGTACGCCATCACCTGGGACCGGAGCAGCTCCGGCACCAGGAACCCGCCCTCGGCCGGGACGCGCTCGGACATGACGTTCTTGATGTGCCGCTTCGCCCCGAAGGCGTCGCGCGGGTGGTTGACGGCGCGCAGGAACGTCGCCCACGTCTTCGCCCACTCCTGCCCGTCGAGCGCCGCGCCGGGCGCGTCCGCGCGGTAGTGCGGGCTCGTCCGCGACGGCGGCGCCAGCGGCGCGGCCAGCGTGTCCATCAGGTCCGCTGTCATCAGCCCCTACTTCGTCCCGCCGCCGCCGGTGGCGGGCTTGGCGTGATCGGACGGGTAGGTGTCCGAGCTCGCCGCCGCCGACGCGGCCGGGTGGTTCGTCACCGGGACCGCGTCGACCGTCGGCACGGGCCCGGTGTTGATGATCTTCGGCATGGGGAGCTCTCCCTCCGGCGCCAGGCGCCCGCGTCGCGGCCTAGCTGTTGGGGGCCCTCAGGTATTTCGGATTCCGCTGGACCTCTAGATCGTGCAATATGGCCGTGACAATTCCAGATGTCCCCGGGACCACCTCCACATAGCAGGAGCCGGCCGGGAGGTCGTCGGCCCCGACGTAGAAGGCCACCGACCCGGAGCCGATCGTGATCGTCCCCAGGTTGGACGCGAGGTCGCCGCTGTCGACCCACTGGGACGTCCCGTCCAGGGTCGCCTTGGTGTAGTACCTGGTGATCGGGTTGAACGCCGTGTAGGTGCCCGAATGGGCGCCGGACTGCTTCACGATGAACGTGTCGCCGCCCGAGCCCGCCACCCAGCAGACGAACGTGACCCCGGCCGCGTCCTTCAGGCCGCAGCCCTTGACCGTTCCCGCGTACTCGCTGAGCTGCGGCTCGACGTCGAACAGCCGGCCGAGGCCTTCACCTAGCGCCATTGGTTGCCCTCCTCAGGGTGTTGTTACTGCCGGGCCGGTCAGGAAGTGGTGTCGATGAGGACGAAGGGCGACAGCGTGTTGGCGCTGCCGTTCTCCGGCGTGATGGCCGACTGGAGCCAGGCGCGGCCGTCCAGGCGCTGGATGATGCGGTACGCCATCAGGTCGTTCGCGAACAGGTACTGGTCGCTGCTCGCGACCTGCATCGACTGCCGGTCGCCGATGAGGTAGTACGAAAGGTCGACCAGCGCCAGCGCGCCCGCGGTGGTCGTGTTCCCCGAGGCGCTGGACGGCATCTTCTCGCTCACGATCAGCGGCCGGCCCATCAGCGTGTAGCCGACGCCGTCGCCGTTGCCGTCGCCCGGGGAGCCGATCGCCTGCATCCCCTGCAGGAACAGCGGCGGCGCGACGACGGTCGTGTCGGCGGTCGTGTTGCCGCCCGTCATGGCCAGCTGGATCAGCCACGGCAGCACGTCCGGCGAGCACAGCCACACCGCGTTGCGCAGCGACGGCGGCCACATCCGGGCGAACGCCGACGCGATGTCGGCGAACCAGATCTTGTTGTCCGAGCCCGCGGCCACCTTGATCGCGCACGGGGCGTTGAGGAAGCCCTGCGGCTCGCCGACGCCCGTGCCGGTGGTGGACGACCCGATGAACGCCACGTCCTCGAACCAGCTGATCGCCCTCGGGAAGAACATGTTGAACCAGGTGTCCAGCGAGGTGACGCTGTCCTGCAGCAGCTCGTTCGGGATCGTCGTGTAGGCGGTCAGCTTCTTGGCCTCCAGCACGATCCGCTGGAAGCTCGGGGCCGACGCGGTCAGCGCCGCGCCCTCCTCCGTCCAGTAGCCGACCACGCCGCCGTAAACCGAGCTGGAGTGGCTCGTGTCGTCGATCGCCGGGATCGGCACCCGCAGCGAGTCCATCGGGATGACCGTCGCCCGCGGCCGGACGATCGCGCTCTCCAGCGCGACCATCAGGACCTCCGAGCGCAGGTTCTCGGGGATCAGGAAGCCGCCCTCCGCGGGAATGCGCTCCGACAGCGCGTTGTGCAGCCGGGTCTTGTACCCCTGGTACTTCGCGATGGCCTCGGTGTCGCCGCGCTTCTGCGCGTTGTACTCCGCGAGGTAGACGCAGTGGATGAAGGCGCCGAGGCTCTTGCCGTACTCCTCGTCGTCCACGCCGGCGCCGATGGCGCTGTCGCTGAACAGCTTCTGCCGCTCGACCTGGCGCTCGGCCTCGCGCGCCCCCAGCTTGGACCGCGCGACCGCCCGCGCCCGCCGCGCCTCCCGGCCGGTCAGCGCCGGGCCGCCGCGGAACCCCGCCGCCGGCCGGGCGCCCTGCTGCTCCTGCTCCTGCAGGAACTGCTGCATCCCGATCTGCATCTGGTCGCGGAACTGCGCGACCATGTCGTCGTTCTTCCTGGTCCACTGGGCCATGTAGGCCTTGGTGAAGTCGGAGAACTGCCCGGCCGCCAGCACGTCCTGCAGCCGGCCGTCATCGTTCAGCAGCTCCTCAAGCTCTTCGGAGCTCTCGGGGATCGCTACCTGACCCTTCATTCACTTGCCCCTTTCAGAGCCTTCAGAGCCGCCCGGATCTCAGCCGGGGACTTCCCGGAGAGGCCTTCACGCGCGCGGCCGGCCGCGCTTCCCTCATGGCCGTCGTCGAGGTGCGCCTGCAGGTGCGCCTTCACGCCCGCGCCGTCGCCCGCCGGGATGTCCGCCGACGACAGCCGCGCCAGCCCGTTCCTGCACGCCGCGAGGTTCGCCGGGCCGCCGTCCGTGGCGTGGTGCGGGAACTTGTAGTCCTGCTTCCGGCCCTCCGCGCCCTCGTCGCCCTCCCGGTGCGGCGCCGCGGCGTCCGCGTCCTCCCAGGCGTGGCAGTACCTCAGGACCGCGTCGTCGGCCGGCATCGCCGCCACCGCCGCCGGGCCGTCCCACGGCCTGTCCACCGTCGCCGTGTGGTGGACCGGGAGCGCCTTGTCGGCCAGCGGCATCGACTCCACGCCGAGGATCCGCGGCCGCGCGGCGATCACCGCGACCGCCCGCGGGGCCGCGTCCTGCGCGCCGTCTCCGCCGTCATGGGAGTGGCCGTGGTCGGCGTCCCCGTCGTGGCTGTGCTCGTGCTCGTGGGAGTCGTCGCCGCCCTGCGAGCCGAACGCCGGGTGCTGGTGAGAATGCGCCCCGGTCATCGGCGCGTGCGCCGCCGCGTTCCGCGCCTTCGCCTGCGGCATCGACCGCAGCCGCGCCGCGATCCGCCCCGGGACCGACGTGAACGCC